AGTGAAAGCTAATGACCAACTAAATACTTTTTCTAAAGTAACAATATTACCTCCGCCAATAGGTTTTACATTTACTTTAATAGTAACAGTACCTGATGGAGTAGTTAAAGTTGACTTAGCCGTAGCTGTAACGGTACCATATTTATTAGTACTACCAGGATTACTGTAGCCAGCGGTAAATTTTTCAGAGGGAGAAATAGTAGATACGGTAGCCTCTATTATTCTAAAAGTACCATTGGCCATTGAAGAATCAGCTGTAACGTTAGTATTAGTTAATTGAGTACTTCCCTCATAAACATTAATTGTTATAGTTTCTGCAGAGTCTGAAGTAACACTAGATACTCCTGCCGGGAATGAATGACTATCATTACTTAAAGTCATTAAATATGGTGAAGTACCATTAGTACCATCTTGAGCAAGTTTAGCAGGAGTAACCCAATCAGCAGATGAAACAGTAACTATATCTGCAGTTGATTTTACTGAAGCAGCAGTTACTCAAATAGGGTCATTATTGTTTGTAGGTATTGAACGATACCAGCTATTTAAAGAAGTTATTTCTGTAGTAGCACTGGAATTACTATAAAGCTTACCAGTAGAAAATTTATAATATGAAGTAGTAGTAGGCTTAGTTTCACTTGAAGCAGTACTTCTTTTATATAAATAAATAGTAGCTTGATTGTAGCCATCTGTACCATTTTTGCCTGATATTAATACAGGAGCTGACCACTCACCATCAGACCCTCCAGTAATAGTATCTTCATCTGTGTCACTTAATGCTGTAGCAGTAATTTCCCAGATAGGCACAGTATCAGGCCTATTTTGTTGCCAACCATTGAAATTGCTTGTACTACCAGACAGTAACCCGGTACTAAAAGTATAAGTTAAATCTCCTGGCTTGGCGGTAGGTGTATTATCTGATACCCTATATAACCTAGCTGTGGCAGTATTAAAACCATGTTCTCCTCTTCTACCATGAACACCAACAATAGCTGGAGTAGTATTTGTTACAGAAGAAGGGTTAACTCAGGTTATTTTTTCATAATTCCAAAGATAAGGTTCATCTTCAGAAGTAACTGGCACAGGGTTAGGTGTAGAACCAGTACCCGGTACTTCTACCCAACCAGAAGTTGAAGTAGTAATACCAGTTGATTGCCTAGATTTTAAATAATATTCTTTTATACTAGAAATACCAGAGCCAGCTTCTCCTCAAGTACCAATAAGAGCTGCAGCAGAAGCAGGACCAGAAGTACCATTACTATATTGAACAGTTTCAGTATTCCATAAATATTTATTTGTAGCACTAAATCCTGCTGCAGTAGGAGTATTAAACCAAGTAGATAAATCAGTTGTAGCCGGAGCACTATTAGTTGTAGTAGTTTTATAATATTCAGTAACGCCTTTTACTGAAATAGTACCATCAATAATACCGATTGATTGTGTATCTAATAATTTTCTAGTAGAAGAATTATTAGTATCATATAATTTAAATACTAAAGAGGAAATATTAGTAGGTAAACTTCCGCTAGTAGGATAAGTTATACTAGAAGTCTTTGTATTTGATACTACAGAATTATCTTTTGTAATTTCAACGTAACAATCACTAGAAGTAGTTGGACTGTCATTTCCTACTCTCTTATAGACAGTAACTGTAATATTAGAAGGACTTACCGTAGCATCACCACTACTATTATATCCCTTCTTTATAATATTATTACTTAAAGTAAGATAATAAATTTCTGACGGGTCACCATCTGAACCTTCAAGACCTAGTGACCATGAGAATTTTTTATTATACTGGAGAGTTGCTCCTGTAGAAGTTTTTACATCAATAAGGAAATTTAATACTCCAGCTTTATTACTAGAATCTAACCGTTCTAAAGCTGTAACAGTTAATGCTATTGCATTATTTGAAACAGTAGGAGATGAAACAGTTAATTTATTAGCAATTGTACCTGAAATTTCTCTTATTGCAAATGAACCATTTGTTAAATTTTCTATATCGGCTTTAGCTGTTAACTGAGTAGTACCTTCATAACCTGTTATATTAATTACAGCCTGTGAATTATTAATAGCATGAGTATCAGTAGCAGGGAAGATATGACTGTCGTTATCTAATACTACTAAACATGAAGAGGTACCATCTGTACCACTTTGAGCCATTTTAACTGGAGTAGCCCAATTAGTTTGAGTAATTGCAGAGGAGATATTACTCTGAGAAGTAACACTTACAGCAGTTACCCATATAGGGTCAGTTCCGGTAGGAATTGTCGTAAACCAATTGTTTAATGAAGTTATAGCACTCCAGCTAGTATTACTTAAACTTAAAGTTTTATCTGAGAATCTATAGTAACATGAAGTAGAAGGTCTATCACTATTAGTTAAATTAGAAGTACTTCTTCTGTATAAATAAATAGTTGCTGTATTATAACCATCTGTTCCATTAACTACCATCTTAACTGGTGTACTCCAACCAGTAGTCCGAGTAATAGTTGTTGAAGCTTCTGCACTTATTGCTGAAGCTGTAGTTATCCAGACAGGGTCAGTTCCTGTAGGGATATTTCTGTACCAATTTGTAGCAATTGGGCCAGCGGTTATAGTATTATTAACACTCAATTCTCCCGTACTGAAAGTATATTTTACAGCTACTGAAGGTCTATCACTATTAGTTAAATTTGAAGATGACCTTCTGTATAAAGTAATAGTAGCCTGATTAAGACCATCTGTACCTTTAATTAAGCTCCAGCTATAGTCTTGATAATTCTGACTATCTGCCTCAATATTATCAGTATACATACCAACATATTCTTTATTAGTACTTACTGTTGTTGAGAAACCTATCTGACCATCTGCACTATCAGCCCAAGCTATGTGTACGTAACCATTTTCACCTGGTCGTCCATTTTCTCCATCTTGACCATCATCAATAGTAATAGTTGAGCGGTTACCTTCGCCATCAACCATTACTATAGTTGTAACACCTTCTGAAGATTTTGATACAGATTCAATAGTAGCACTATTACCATCTAAACCATCTGTACCTATATAAGAAACGCTATAAGAAGTAGTACCAGCACCTGTATTATAAGTAACTATAGTTCTTACCCATAAATAATCACCAGGTTCTGCAGGTCCATAAGTATAATTGCCAGGCTGACCTTTTCTTTTAGCAGTAGCAGGTGTATCGCCCCAATAATCAGTAGATGTTGGTGCTGTACTACCACTATCTGACCGTGAATATTTAACTGAAGTACTAGAAATAGTTACATCTTCACCATTAACACCTTGTCTAGCAGATGAATAAGAAGATGAACCATCTGAATAATCTATTCTTGTCCATAAGAAATTACCTGGGCCTACATCTGGCATGCTAGTTTCCCAGTCAACTTCCGGTATTAAGGTAGGGTCTGTTCCTTGGTCTGACTCAGCATAATAAACACCTGAAACACTAAGGTCATTACCATCTCTGGCTAACCTAACAGCAGTTCCAGTGCCATTCCATTCTTGTGAAGTAATTGTATCTGTTGAAGATAAAGATGAAAGATTTGCAGTAATTACTCATACCGGGTCAGTGCCGGTTGGAATATATCTAGACCATCCTGTATACCCTGAAGCCGGAGTCAATTCTCCGGTAGTAAAGTTATATGTTAAAGTACTTGATGGAACTGTAGGCTCTGTAGTACTTCTTCTATATAATGAAACAGAAGCATTATTATAAGCAGGAGTTCCATCTGCACCATTTTCAGAGAAGATTACTGGATTTTGCCACTCATTCTCCCCAATAGTATCTGATTCACCATTCGAGCTGGCCATTGCTACTGTAACCCATAATGGGTCATTAGCACTATTTTGTCCTGGAATAGTTAATGACCAACCATTTAAATCTGCACCTGTTTCAGGAGTTAAAGAACCATCACTAAAGGTATAAGTAAAATCACCAATAGGTTTTTCTGGTGTATCACCAGCTCTTTGATATAAATAAATAATAGCTGTACTATAACCAGGTTCACCATCTGTACCATCCTTGGCCCGAGTAAGTACAGGAATTGATTCTTCATCTAATTTTGTATTACCTGAATAGATTTCAGCCTTGATACCAGTAATTTCAATATTAGAAATTTGATATGTATGAGAAGATTCATTAGCAGCACTTTGTCCAGAAACTGGATATACCTGAGTCCATGTAGATGCCCCATTATTCATAATATAAATTCTAAAGTTACAAGTAAAAGCATCTCTATTACTTCCAATTAATTTATAAGCATAGAAAGTTACTGAATTACTTGGAAGAATAGTTCCATCAGTACTAATTAAAATATAATTATGATTAGGTATTAATGAATATGAAGTTATATCTAAGCCATTTTTACCCTTTAATATTAAATTAAAATAAAGTGGAATTGTAAAATCTCTATTATTAACTCTAACTGGTATATTAATTGTTCCAGTTTGAGTAGTCATATTTCCAGAAATAGTTAAAGTAACACTTGGAGCTGGGTCTTGTTGAGGTAAAGTATTATTCCAAGTAATAGTCATTCCAGAAGGTACCTGAATAGTACTGTTGTTAGGGTTAATTGTAGCCCGTACTCTATTAACACCTCTGAAAGCATCTAACTTTGTAGTAAATGATTGTCCAGCCAATGCTTTAGTATCATCACCAGCAAATGATATATTCTCATCTCTGAATCTAATATTATAAGCATCAGCGCCATCTTTTACGAATAAAATAGTCTGACTATCTAATGGAATTTCTGATGCACTTGGTGATGGTATTATCACAGTTCCTGCAGCATAGAATCTACATCTAATAGCCAATACAGAACTAGTAAGACCTGTTAATGAAATGGTAGCATGGTCTTCATTTATACTACTAGTTGTATAGTAAAATGCTGTCCAAGTAGAAAAATCATTAGTAGACTCTACATAGAATTTTCCTTGGTAAGCTGTAGGATTATTATTTCCTACTTGCTTGAAAGCAGAAAATGTTATCTGATTAGGTGATAAGACATTATCTTGACTTCTAGTAATTGTATTAGCACTTGTCTGGATATAATAAATTTCAGCATCATTACCACTAGTTCCAGCTACTGCAAGTGAATATGAAAAACTTAAATAGAAAGTAACTTCATTATCTTCATTGTGATTTAAGATAACTGGTATACTTAATGTTCCATTTGTAGTAGTTAAAGTATTAGCTGCTGTAACAGTATAGGTTGTATGGTCAGTGCCATTATCACTAACATTGAAAGAAAGACCAGTAGGAGTACCTGTAATATTATTAACATCTACATAAGTAGCTACTGGTGAAGTACCCTCAAAACCTAAAACACTACCTGTAGTACTGCTTCCTGCAAGAGCATGCCCAGTATCATCGGCAGGGAATGTATGGTTTTCATTACTTAAAATAGCATTATAGGCATCTGTACCATTGATACCATCTTTGCTAAACATACCAATGATAGCTGGCTCAGATTCAAAATGAGTACCATCAGTATAGCCAATGTACTCGTAATTCCATAAATATTTATTATTTTCACTTACCTGTTGAGGAGTAGTTTCCCAATCTGAAGTTCCGGTCTGTGGAGCCTGAGTAGAATTAGTAACCTGATAATATTCAGTAATACTAGATATTCCTCTACCATTATCACCATAAGCACCAATAATTACTGGGTCAGATATATAAGTAGTATTATTACTATAATAAATTTTCTCATAGTTCCAAAGATACTTATCAGTCTGAGTCATGGCTGGTAAGCCTTCACTTCCGCCACCAACTACCCAATCTCATTCAGAAGATTCTGGCTCAGGTACTGGAGTCGTATCTTGAGTTAATGTATAGTACTCTTCAATATGGTCAATAGTAATACCAGCAGCACCGTTAAGACCATCTGATAAAATAGCTACTGTCTTAACATCTAATAAGGTACGGTCAGTAGAATTATTATATAAATAACATCTAACAAATCTATCTGCTGAATCAGGTCTATAAGCTGAAGTACTAGTTCCTGTTCCGCTAGTATTTCCTGTATAAACTGAACCATCTTGAGAAGATTTAATTTCATAATAACCTGAATAAGGAGCTGGGTCACTATTACCAGCTACTATCTTAAAGCTAAAGGTTACTGTAGGAGGAGTAAGAGTATTAGTACTTCTGTCCTTAATAATATTATCTGCGGTAGCTTCAATATACCGGATATAAGTTGATTGTCCAGGAGCTCCATCCTTACCCTGATAAGAAATACTATAGCTAACAGCTCCATTTGAATATGAAGTCTTTGTCCATAAATAAGAACCTTCAGGTATTGTAGAAGGTATTTCTGTATACCAAGTAGTAGGCTCTGTAGTAGGAGAATCGCTTAAACCATATTCTACCGAGTCAACAATATTTACACTATCTCCACCTAAAGTCTGAATAACTGGGTTACTTGAACTTGTATTCAAGAACATTAAAGAATTAGGGTCAATTGGATATTTAACCCCATCTTTCATAATATAATTTTTTAAGTAGGTTTCTTCAATTATATATCCACCACTATCTCTGTGAGCGAGTGGCCATAATTGAGTACCATCTAGGTCTTTTAAGACTATGTCCTTATTTAAAACATCTGGCATATCATCACCTCTAAATAAATATATTATACATAATATTTCAAAGTAATAGAAGTATTTCTATTAAGTCTTGTTCTAAGATTCTTTTCTTCTTTATAGTGAGTAGGAAGTCTACTATCAAGAATTCATTCAACTTTTGTAGTAGCTCCTGTAGGAGAATATTTTTCAATTCCAGCTACCTTGACTGACCAGTTATTTGATGAATTTAAAATAACTGTTCTTGTATTCCCTGAATTCTTACCAGATAAATCAGTAATGGTATAATTTAAAGTTAATTGTAATTCGGAAGGCCTAGAACTTTCGTGGCCCTCATCATCTCAATGTATTCTAATTGTTTCATCAGTTAATGTTCCAGAAGATATTACTTCTAGTCCAGTTCAGTCGTAATATCCCTGAATTTGATGGGATTCGTCATCATCAAAACAAATACCATAAGGATAATTTTTACTATTATTTTTTGTTCAAATAACAGCGGTAGAACCAATATTATTTATTCTATCGCTTATCTTTGTACTGCCCTCAGGTTTTTTGTAGCCTAATCTAACTACCTTAACTTTAGCATTGGCCGGTAAATCAACTTCAACATTTTTATTGGCCATCAATTCTTGCCGGAATCTAATTTCTTCTTTTTGTTCAGCTGTAGCTTCTTGTGGGATTGTGGACACAGTACCCTTGGCATTAGTAGAAGCTAGTTGACAAATTGGAGAAATTAAAAAACTTCTGAAAGGGTGGTCATCATAAACATAATAATTTTTCTTTGTTCATATTTTACTAAGTTTAACTAGCCACATTGAACCAGAAGGAGCAGCTGAAGAATGTGATATAATAAGAGCTTCATTAGGTGTATCTCTATCAATGATTTCTTCAACAACAGCTACATGCCCTGGGTGTCCAGTTAAACTACCATATCCCCAACACACTACAGCACCTACTTGAGGTTTACTTGATTTCTCTCATCCTTCGGAGGTTGGCCAATAATCATAAAAGCTTACTGCATCACAAGCAGGTGGGTAGTTAGGATAATCAAAATTACCCTTAATCTTAGCCCCGTTTTTGGTAACATAAGAATTCTGAGAAGCATCTCATTTTATATAACCTGTAGCAATAGCTCTTTCTCAAATTTCTCACATTCTACCATTAACTCATCCAACACAGTTAGCAATAACTGTACCATTATTAAATTTCTTGTAATTATCTTTTTCTGAGCCCCAAGAAGAAGGATTCGATACTCTTCTAGCTTGACTCCAGTTGTATGAATATCTATTTACTGCAGAGCTTTTTCCTGAAATTGGTGTAGCCTGACTATTATAATTAGTTCCTATAGTAAAATAATAGTTGTTTAAATTAGAAAGCCTAGTAACTAATAATTTATCTTGTCTAATATCTTTAATGACACCTGAAAGTTTATCATTGTACAAAAAAGAATAGTTACCTAAATTAGTAACATCATTAGCACTTTGATTAACTTTAACTTCAGTAGATTTTATGTCCTTGGCTGAACTGCTTCCACCTGGAACAGTACCAATTCCACCATCATCTATAATCTTAGTTTCTAAAGCCATTAAAACACCCACCCGTCATATATACATTAAATTTAGCAAATAAAAAAGTAGCAAAGAACTGCTACTTTTAAAATCGAAAATTTTTAATTATTTAATTTCGAAATAGATTTTGAAACTAAATCATTTGTATTTTTTACCATTTGTTTAAGGTTGTATGAATTATTCCACCAAGTACTACTACCCTTCCTTGATTTTCTGTTAATATTTATCTTTTTAGAATCAATATAGTTAGGGCATAATTCTTTACACATTTTAGATAAATAAATATCTTCAAAAATATAACCTTGCTCAGCAGATGAATCTGGATATTCAATCTGTTTAAATAAATTTTTTGAAATGGCGAATAATCATAACTGGCCATAATCTCAATCAAAACAAACAAAATTATTAGGATTTTCTTCTAATACCTTTAAAAAATTATTATTTATTTCTCCATAAATTTGATTATCATCATCTAACATAATTAGATAATCATAGTCAGCGTTAATAAATATCTCTCTTAATTTTTTTCTAGCTTTAGTAATACCTAATTTATTTTTATATGAATATAAAATTATATTATTATTTTCAGACTGTGGTATATAATCTTTGTAATTTTGAGAAACAATTATTATATCAACTTCAGGAAAATAAAGTGAACAATCTTGTAATAAAGCTTTTACTTCGTTAAGTCTTTCTTCTCTTATTTTATCAGGTAAATAACTTACTATTCCTATACAAGCTTTCATAGGCTATCTTCCCTTCTTGTGTCTAACCCACTTTTCTATTATATCTTTTGTATTCAATCTCAGTTGCTTCTCTTCACCAAATTCTTTTCTATACCAAGTAGAATAAGTATCTTTTCTGGCCACTGGCGAAATTTCTTTTATATCTCGCTTTGAAAAGATAAAAAATTTATTAGGATATAATCTCCTGTAAGTAATTAAGTAGGCCGAGTCTTCTCAAATCTCACCTCTATAAGCTTCTTTATCTTTAATAAAATCAAAGTCCATTATCTTAAGCATCTGATTAGAAATAGCTAATAACCTAGGCCAGTCTGAATTAAATCTACCAACCATACCAGGGTGATTATCTATTTCTGCTAAGTAATTAATTACTCCCTCTTTAGTACAAACTATGTCACTGTCGTCATCTAGAAAAATATAATAATCGTAGTTAAAAGATAAAAGTTTTTCTCTTAGAGTTATTCTGGCTTTTGTTATACCTAATCCATTTTTATATCTATAAATAATTATCTTATTATTATAACTTATCGATATATCTTCATCATCTCAATTTTGAGCAATAATAACTATAGGTAATTTAAAATAGGTATCAAGAGTTTGTATTAATTTGTTAAATCTTTCTTTCCTAATTTTTCTATGCTCAAGATTTTTAGGAAAATAACTTATGATTCCAATACACTTCCTAGTCATGAAAACCTCTTATATTATAATTTACATTAATACCTTCTTTTTTAAAAAATGGTACTACTTCTCTACACCATTTACCTCTCATTACCCCAGCAATTGAACCGCCATACTGGTAACCTCAATTAATAATGAAATCACCAGAATTAATATAATAATCAAACCCTTTTGTATCACCATTAATTTCTACTGACCAAGGGTCCTGGTCCTTTTCTAATATCTTTATAAATTTATCTTTACTTCAAATACCACACATAATACTAAGTTCTCAGTCAGACCCATGATTTCTCTTTTTCATATTACGTATATTAGTATTTAAGTCATTTTTATCAAATTGTTTTTCTAAATTAAAACAGGCAGTATTTTCAGAAAAATTTTCACATAAATAATTTATAGATTCTACATCAACAGGTTCTCTAATAAATATATCATCAACAAGTACTAATAAAATATTATCATCAATAATATTAGCAGTTAATCTGACTCTCTTACTTCAAATATTTAATGGACAATTGACACAAATAGTTTTATAATAAGGATTTCCCTTAGTTTCTGTAGAATAAATTACTTCTGGGTGTCCTGGTCAATACTTTTCCATACAATGATGGAAAGGCTCTCATAAATCTTCATTCTTATCACAACTTAAAACTAATATTTTCATATTACGAATTCCTTATCATGGCTCTTGTTTTATCACCCATTTGTCTTTTGTGGAATTGTTTTCTATATCAAGTTGAATGGCTGTCACTGCCAGAATTAGAAACATCATCAAGCCCATATCTTTTGAAAACAAACTTCCTGTCCTGGTAATGTTTATTAAGATACATAATTAATCACATATCTTCAAAAAGCTCACCCTTCTCAGCTTCCAAGGCAGGGAAATCAACTAGTGAATAAACATATTTTGAAATAGCAAAAAGCTTTAGAAGTAGTTCTTTGAAGACACCATATTTATTGGGGTTTTCTTCTATTTGTCTTAAATAGTTATAGCCATCGTAAGCGTTACCCCTAAGCTCAGCATCATCATCAAGCATTATTATATAGTCATAGTCAGAATTTAAAAAAATACCTCTTAAAGTTTTTCTAGCTCCAGTTATTCCTAATTTACTTTTATATTTATATAAAATTAATTTTGAATTATTTAGTGGAGGTAAACTTTCATCTCTTCAATTCTGGCAAACTATGATAATATCTTTTTTAAAAATATCATCACATTTAGGCAATAGATTTTTAAGCCTTGACATCCTGACTTTTCTCTCGTTAATGTCATCTGGCATATAACTTATAATACCCACACAAACCTTCATAAAACCTCACAAAAAGAGGTTACCCACCCATGAAAGAATGGGTAACCTTTAAAAATTAATCTAATGCTTCTGACCTTTCCTTGTGGATTCTGTTGGCTTCAACGACACTCTTGACTGTTGAATAAGCTCCAATACCAGCAAAACCGCTAGCAAGGCCGCCAAGGAAAATATCATAATTAATAGCGAACCCATTATCTCAGACATTGAAGAAAACTCCAAATGCAATAGCGATAGCAGGAACAAATCTATTCTTCAATAATTCATCTTGAAAAAACATTCCCTTAATAACTTCGGTGCAAATCATTACACCGGCAGCAATTTTAATAATAGCAAATTCTTCCATCTTACTTCACCTCTGATAATTCTCTAATCTGCTTTAATTTAGCAGTTAAAACCTTTAAATCTGCCTGAGCTAAAGCTAATTCAGCTACGGTCTTTTCTTTTACTTCGTCTAATTCTTTATTCTTCTTAGTTAAATCTTCATTCACTTTAGCTAATTCCTTATTCTTTGTCTTTAACTCTTTATTATCTTTTGAAAGAGTCTTATTAGTATCAGTAAGTTCCTTGTTGGTTTTATCAAGAGCTTCTACCTTAGCCTTTTCAATCTTATAAAGTTCTTCATAATCTTTAATAACTGGTAAGTCTTCCCCTGCCATTACTGCTACCCAATAAGGGTCATCATTGTTAACAGCAATTAATGCCCAATCATAACCATCAGCGGTTTCCCACTTCTGTACGTTATAAATACCTCTAGTGCAAAGTTCATCATAAACTTCACTATTTAAACCAGGAGCATTTCTTAATTTTCTACTATCAGACTTAATTTCAACTTGAGGAACTGAAGTATCTCTTTCTACTGGCTTAGGATAGACATAGATTTTTGCAGGTAAATCTTCACCACTCATAACAGCTACCCAGAAATTATTACCATTATTAGACCCAATTTTAGCTCAAGTGTATTCATCAATAAATGTCATATCAATAACATTATAGATTCCCTTAGTGCAGTATTCATCATAAACTTGTCCACTCAAAGATGGTGTAGCCCTTAATCTTCTAGTGTCAGATTTAATTTCAACCTGGTGAACTTTAATATTTCTTGCTACAGGAGTTGGGTAAACAACTTTCTTTAATTCATTCTTCCAGGCTGTAGAAATAAAGTTAGTATTAAAGTCCTTGCTTCAATATAAATAAGGTACAGGGTCAATAGAATTAGCTAACATAGTATCCCAAGTATACTTAGTATTAAGAGAAACAACTTTAGTTAAATACAAATGTAAATGAACACCATTGCTCTGTCCAGTATTACCTCTGGTAGCATTACCCATCTGCTTACCTAAAGTAACCTTATCACCAACTTTAACTGTAGGAGAATAAGCTAAGTGAATATAACCTGTTCATCTCTTACCATCTGTATAAGTATGTTCAACTACAATGTAATTTCCGACTTCGTTTCCATAACCTCTTTGAACTACTACTCCATCTTGCCAAGCAAGAACAGGACAATACATCCAGCTTGATTCTGACCAGCCAATATCTACACCTTTGTGAGAAGGTCAAGCGAACGGCTTAGTAATACCAGCAGCATCAGTAAGAGGAACAACGCCCACGTTTTTTCCATAAAACATAATTTACACCTTCCTTTGCTGAATATCATCATCACATGGCAATACAACATCACCATTAATAATAATAGAAACAATGTCTTCAACATTAATCTTATTATTAAACCAGAAATCAGATTCTTCTGCAGTGTCTACTAATTCAACATCCTTAATAGCCTTAAGCAGCTTATCAGTTTCTTCTTTTGAAAAGTTTTCTAAAAATACTTTCATGTATTTCCTCACTTTCTATATTAAATTTAGCATAAAAAAAGAAGTGCAATTACTTCACTTCTTGTTTACTTAATCTAGAACTTCTAATTAGTATTTTTAACTTTTCCTAGATAGAATTTATAAACGTATGAAATCCATAATCCTAAACTAGCTACAAATAAAGAATGTTCAAAGTCTTCATGGAAAAGTTTAGTAACTAACAACCACCACGTTAGTATAACTAAACCAACATGCATAGTAGTTAATATTAAAGCTGTCCCAATATCAATTAATTCTTTCTTAGTCATTTTAAGCTACTTCTTCCCAACCCCGTGGATAATCTGCTGGACTCCAGGTGTTGTTATCTATTAATGAAATATAATGATTACCCTGGAATGTTACCTTGTCACCTGTCATATAAGCATCCTGAGCTCCTGTAGGCTGTATCCATTCTGGCCACTCTTCAACAGTAACTCTTGTCCATAAAGCAGGTGTTAAATCAGGTGTCCAGTCACTCTGTGAAGTATGAGCCTGTACACACTTATAAAGAGTATCACCAAATTTAACTCTATCACCTACTGCATAAGCAATACCTTCACCCCAGTTAACAAATAAGTCTACAAATTCAAGACCTTCTTCATCAGTCATAGTAATAGCAAGGTCTTCAATCTTACGTCTTAATCTCCTAGCCTTTTCAATAATCTCTCCCATATTATTCTCCTTCTAATAAAATTCTAGCAGCTTCTAAATACTCATCAATATCTTCTTCATCATCCTCTGAAGATTCACTAATATCAAATTTCTGATATTCAATTTCCCATAAATCTAACCAGTTATTTACAGATATATTGTGCTGTTCACACTCTTCCTGAGTTTTATCCTGTACAGCTTCGATTTTATGTAAAATACCTGAATAAATACAGGATTCTAGGTCAAAATAATCAAATTCTGAGGATTCTTCAACCTCGTTAACATAAAAATTTCCACTAATAACATTTGCTTCAATTGGAATACTAGAAGTATCATCAGCATAAACATCAACTAAGAAAGTTAATTGACTAGTCTTTGGAATGTAGGTTAACTGGCTTACTGATAAATAAGCCTTCTTCAAAGTAAGGCCGGAATTTGATTTATAATTTCTAATCTTAATTGACATTTATTCACCTAACATGATATGACCAGCTTCAGCATATTCTTCCATTTCAGGGTCTTCTTGTTCATCGCCCTTGTCAACTGGAATATTTGTTTCTTCATAAACATAAGGGCTTGTCTGTAAATCCCAGGCTTCCTCATAATACTCATCTGTTCCAACCTTGTGAATCATAAACCCACTATCAGAACGTCTACAAACTAAATCTCTTTCATAAGTTTCTATGATTGGCATTTATCTTCTCCTTCTTTAGCTCTAACAAATTCCTGTAAATATTCTACATATACCCAATTAACATAATCATCACTTTTATAAGCTTCTTTAATTGTTTCCTTGGCTATCTTTAGATTATCTTTTTCTACGTTATCCACTAGTATTCCTCCATAACATGCTTAATCCAATTATCAAAGGTAATACTTTCCATTAATAAACCTTCCTGGAACATTCTATTCTTAATACCCATAATAATCTGAGCATTAACCTGTTTATCTGTTGTTTCAAAATATTCCTTAAAGGTTACATAATATTCTTTAAATCTTCTTTCTGTAGCTTTCCTATATTCTAAGTTTTCCTGATTTATCCACTCATCTTTATTCATTGTAAAGTAAGCATCATAAATCATTGAAGTAATATAGAACTGAGCATCAGTATATCTTCTTCTCTTAATAAATTCCTGAACCAAAGCAGTATTACTATCGAGCATATTATTATATGTTTTTAAAATATACTTAGGGTCATGCCTGCATACTGAGTTATCTCTCCACTTCCAAAGATAAAAAGGTGTTGCACAATATTTAGCATCAGTTGTCAACTTTTGTGCAAGACAATTGAAATAACTGTCTTCGTGAATAGTTAACTTAGGGTTAAACCTAATATTATTTTTTAATAAATAGGACCTCTTATAAAATTTGCCATGAACAAATGTACTATCAATTTCATGAGGTACATAAAGAACTTCTTTCTTATTAAGTGGGTTTCTAGACTCCTCGAGGAAAGCTGTTACTAAAGCATCAAATCCACCATTATCAGTAATTTCCTTAAATACAATGTAAAGACCACAAGCATTAAAAAACATATCGTCTGCATCACAGAACATTACATAGTCTGCTTTGGCATGGTCTAGACAAGCATTTCTAGTAGCAGATACTCCCTGATGAGGTTCCTTATAATACTCTATTTTAAAAGGGTAACTCTTAAGGAGCTTGTTAGATAAGAAAATATCGGAGCCGTCATTACAGATAATAACTCCTACATCTTTCTTTAAGTCTACATTCTGCTGGATAGCAATACTATCTAATAGAGGTTTAATTACTTCATCTGTTTCATTATACTGCGGAACTAAAATCTGTAATTTCATTAAACATCTCCTTATACATATATTATACAATAAAAAGAAAAATAGGTAAACTACATGTTATCTATTTTCTTTAAAACATCTTCTGCTGTAAGGTTACCTTCAACGGTATCTCCAACTTCATCTTCATCTACGAGAGTACCCATAATTTCGAGTAAACCCTTTTCATGGCCATAAGAGAATGGGTGACAAATAGCATCCCAATCACCACACCAAATTTGCCAACCACCCCATAAAGGTTTCAACTCGTAAGGAATGTTTCTTTCCTCTAAACCTTTAGCTAATTTTCTGATTTCAATCTTATAAATTTCTGGGTTTATATCTCTAGTCAGCATATCCATCATCTTCTAACTCCTTTATATAAAATACTCCACGATTATCTGGGTCTAATTCTAATCTTCTCTTTATTCTTTCTATTTCCCTAAGAGCATATCTAGGGCCCCAAGCTGTAGATAAAATTAAATCATCATACTTATAAATTTCATCTTCACAATTCTTATGCCTTAATTCATAATTAATCATCTTAGACCTCCTAATCAACCAATATCCAAATTTTCTGCCATTCAGGTAAATTTGATTCCCAAATCTGTTTAGTAAAAGAACCTTCTAAGAAATAAACTGTTATTACAAATAATATTATGAAAATAATTTTAGTAATAAATTTATTAATTCCCTTCATCTTAGTTACCTTCCTTTATTTACATTATTATTATAATAAAAAAAAGATTAGTTTGTAAACTAACCTTAGTGTAAATTATATAATTCTTCGTCAGATAATTCGTAGATAGTACCTGGTTCAGAGTTTGATACCAGATAAAGTTCGGAAGATAAAGTTTGAATTTTATCGAAGAGTACCTGTTCCATATAGAGGTCACGTTGTTCGATAGGTAATGACATGTACCATCTTAAAGATTTTAAATGATTATTGATTTTATTAGTGAGAAGATTTGAATAATAAGTTTTAGTGATTGCAGTCATTTGGTTTACCCTCCATTTACATTATTATAATAATATAAAGAAGGTAAGAAGTAAACTGATTAAAGGTCTCCTACAAACCTAGAAGAATAAGTAACCCAATTAGTAGCTGTTTTATAAGCAGTTAAAAGAGATGCTGGTACATGGATAGAACCATATATATAAGACCCATTTCTAAGTACACTATACAATAATGGTACAGAAGTAAAAGCGTTAACATTTGGTAATGAACAAACGGCGGTACTTCTTAAATATATATTTAATAAACTTCTACAATATGCGAATGCATTTGAATAAATAATTGATGGAGACATATCTACTATAGAAATAGCACTATTCATGTAAAAGGCACTAGAACCTACAAAAGTTAAATTCCTTAATATTGCTGACTCTAGTGAGTAACAGCTATGGAATGCATTAGTACCAAGCGATTGTAATAACGGTATACTTATTTGAGAAATATAACTACAATAATCAAACCCATAATTACCAATAGATATACAAGAAGGCAAATTTAAATAAGTTAAACCTTTCCGAGCATTAAAAGCTCCATACTGTATTTCTGTACATTTAGGTATATTTAAATAACTTAAACTAAAACAATAAGTAAAAGTATTAGATGGTATAATTTCGCATAAAGGGAGATTTATAGATGAAAGGTTATTGCAGTAATAAAATATAGAGGGACCTGCCAAACTAGTAACATTAGGGAAATAAACAGATTTTAAATTCGAACAGTTATAAAAAGCCGACCCATAAATAGTTACACATTCAGGGGCGTCAAATGATTCAAGTGAAAAACATGAACGAAAAGCACTTAAACCCACGGTAGTAACCTTAGGGCAATAAACAGATTTCAAGTTTGAACAGTTAGAAAAAGCATAATTAGAAATAAGTACACACTCAGGAGCATTAAATGATTCAAGTGAAAAACATTTAGTAAAAGCACCATTTCCCACGGTAGTAACCTTAGGGCAATAAATAGATTTTAAATTCGAGCAGTTAGAAAAAGCATAATTAGAAATTGTTGTAACTTTA